TCTGGATTTGGCGTACTGATCCCCTATCCCATCCCAACAAGCCTCACACTCGAAGGCGTGATCTATACGCATACGCCAGTCTCAGAATTTACAGCATTATCAGATACGGTGGCATTGCCTCCCGGCTATCGCCGTTTCTTGCGATTGGGGCTGGCAAAAGAGATATCATCAGCGTTCGATGCAGGATTGACGCCTGAACTTCAAATGTCAGCCAATGAGGCGAAGTCTGACGTGAAGCGAGCCAATATGCGTCTCAGTGATCTCTCATCGGGTGTTCCCGGTGTGATCTTCGGTGGCGTTGGCCCTCATTACAATATCTATTCGGACACGTAAATGCTCTATCCCGGCTTTATCTCGGGAAGTTATAAGTCACAAAGCCCTCTTGCCGACCTTGAGAGGACAGTGAATTGGTATCCTGAGCCTATCGAACCCAATTCCGTCCCATGGGTTGCTGCACTCTATCCGTGCCCAGGATTTGAGGAATACGTCAGGCTGTCTAATCTAAATACTCGTGCCTTGTTTTCGATGGCTGGGCGCGTCTATGGAGTGATTGGCGATGCCGTTTACAAATTCACGGGGAGCAACTCGGCGTCGATTGTCACGAATGGAACAGTCACGAATGATCCGAATCCAGCGCAAATCTCCAGTAATGGCGATGCTGGAGGAGAATTACTAATTGCGTCTGGTGACAATGGATACTTGCTCACGATTGCGAGTAATACACTCAGCACCATCTCTGCATTAGCAGGAAAATGCACGATGGCGGGAATGATCGATGGTTATTTCTTGTCCTTCGATGCGAGTGATTCAAAGTTCTATATCAGTGCGCTCAATGACGGCACCTCGTGGGATGCGACACAGTATGCTCAGCGGAGTATCGCCCCTGATCCGTGGAAGGCGATGGTGGTCGATGGAAGCCGACAGATTTGGCTCATCGGAGAACAAACGGGAGAGGTCTGGTACGACGCAGGAACGAGTCCGTTCCCGTTTGCGCCTGTCCCCGGTGCGGTCTTTGGGTATGGCACTCCTGCGCCGTTTTCCGTCAAGTTGGCCGGCACGGCGATGTGTTGGCTCTCGCAAACGGCAGATGGCGCGGGGATCGTGGTCGCCACAAGTGGTGTCGTCCCGGCCCGTATTAGCACTTATGCGGTAGAGACGGCCATCGCTGGGTATGCGCGTGATTCGGTCATTACCGATGCCGAAGCATTGGTGTATTCGGAAGCTGGCCATACGTTTTATTGCCTGACATTCCCTTCAGCGAATGCAACCTGGGTCTTCGATCTCACTACCGGCGTGTGGCATGAGCGTGGTGTCTGGGACGCCTCCTTGGGGATCTATGACGTGTGGGCACCACGGAGTCATTGCTATGGCTTTGGGAAGCATTTGATCGGTGCTCGTGACTCTGGGTTGATTTGCTCGATGGATACGTCCTTTACGACAGAATGTAACGGTGATGTGATCCGTCGATTGCGTATTCCTCCACCTATTTTCCGGGCACCCGGTGTGCGACGAATGTTCGTCAGTCGTATGGAATTGATTTTGGAAACGGGACTAGGGACGGCGACCGGGCAAGGGGTCAATCCTCAGGTCATGCTGCGATCAAGTACAAACGCGAAAACATGGTCGAATGAGCGACTGGCCACGGCTGGAGCGATGGGCGCGTATGACGCCCAAGTTGTCTGGACACGCTTGCCGTCAAGCACGAAAATGTGGGTGCCGGAGATTACGGTCACCGACCCGATTCCGTGGCGCATTATGGGCGCAGAGATTGACGGTCGCGGGTTCTTTGGGCAGGGGTCGTAATGGCGACACAACTCGCCGCTGTCCCTGAGTATGTCGTTGAAACGCCTGGCACGCAGAACAGCATCACAGGTCGTGTCACGCAGGCGATGCGCTACTGGCTGCTCTCTTTGGCAGATCGGGTGAATACGACGCCCAATCGTGTTGCATCGGCCACGGCTGTGAGCCAATCCGCATCAATCTCAGCGACGGCTTTTTCGATTTCATCGGTCTTGCCGGGGTTGTATAGGCTCTCGATGGCGGCGCGAGTAACGAGAGCGGCGACGACCAGTAGTTCGCTGATCGTGACATTTGGGTGGACGCAGGCGGTGGCATGCACTGCAGCAAGCGTAGCAATGACCGGGAATACAACGGCCACGACCGGGACGTCCTCTGTCTTGGTGCGTGTTGATCAGGATTCTAGTATTACGTATGCAACCACGTATGCCTCTAGTGGAGGGACGACGATGCAGTATCGAGTTGATGTTGTTTGCGAGCAAGTGTTGTGACCTCCCGTATCCTTCCGCCAGAGGAATGGTCGAAGCTCGAAGGGACACTGCTTGGGATGTCTTGGCAATCGTTAGATCGAGAGGTAGACATTGTGCTTGTTGTTGAACAAGACGATGACATCGTGGCCTGTACGTCCTTTCTGCCACGGTGGCATATGGAAGGAACATGGATCTCTCCGAAATATCGGAAGAAACCTTCAGTCGTGAAGCGTGGACTTTACGAGATGTATAAGACCGCGACGGCCTTGGGGGCGAAAGAGTTAATGATGGTGTCCGTAGACGATGAGGTGAGTACGATCTGCCGTCGGTTGGGTAAATCGTCTATTTGCATGACAGGTGATCATTTCTCGATAGCGTTGTAATCAGGAGTAATTAGTGTGCCACCTGAACTGACGAACAATGCGCCGCCTGTGTCCCGTTACGGGGGGCCATCGGTTACTGCGAATAATTCTACGTCTACGGAAACAGGGGGATCTAATATGGGCCCAGGTGCAGCAATGGCCGCTCAAGAGGGCGTGCAAGCGGTAGGGAATGTTTGGAGTTCTAAAATAGCAGCGAAGTCAGCGAAAGACAGCGCGAATATCCAGGCACGGTCGGTGGAAAATTCTACCAGGATTCGTAATCAGTTCGATGAAAAGCAGCTGAAATATCTCCAGGGCGAATCTTCGCTGACACGTCAGCAGGATGAAATAAATCGATGGGCGAATTTTGGTCAGTGGGATACCGATGCATCGAATCTTTACAATAGAAACCGAGATGCTCTCCTTAACACCTATGGGGCCACGAATGCTCAAGGAGTAAACACCACTGATCGCTTTAACGTGGGGCAAGGGAACATTTATGATCAGTGGACGACGGGGAGGGGTGACACCAATCTTCAGCTTGCACGAACAGATCAGCGAATGTCAGATTTGGGAGCGATGCTCGGCATCGACAGACGGTCAGCCTTGGAATTCGAGGATGATCCAGCACTCCGTCAGGCGACTTTCACTCCTGGCCCTAAGCCCGTTATCACTGATCGTGAGAGGACGAAATATGTAACTGGCGTTCCGCTCACTGATAAATCGCGTGTTTAGCAGGTAAATCATGACACCAGAAGAATATAGAAAAATCAGCGGGCGTGAACCAGACGAAGAAGAACTGGAAGCACTCGCATGGCTTACGAAGCTTTCCGCAGAAACTGGAGCGGGAATCGAAGTAGGTGATGTCAGGGATATCGTTGAGAATCAAAATAAAGAAGGTGGATGGATTCCCCGAAGTGATGCAGACAGTGAGGGTCAGAAGTCCAAATATGTCCAGCAATATGCCTTACGTGGTGCCACTGGCGGAGATTTAGCCAAGGGTGGGTATAACACCGATCTGACCGATGACCCTAACAGGGTCTGGACGAGAGGCCAAGAGGGATCGGAGGCAACAGACGGAACTCCAGGTCAAGATTTTGAGGCATGGAAAGCCCCTGGTGCTCTCGACGGACTTCCTGCCGGGATAGAGGCACGAATCAAGTCTATGTTCCGTGAGTTCTTGGGACGGGACGCGACACCCGAAGAAATCAGAGACCTGATGCGTTCGGAGGAAGTGTGGGAGGACTCTCCTGGTGGTGGTAGTAATGAAGGGGATGACACGATTCCAGGCGAATCCGTCTTTACTGGTCAGTACCGTCAAGGTTGGGAAGAGAGATTACTCAGACATCTCGGGAATTCTGAGGAATACCGATTCGGGTCTGATGGCGAAACAGCTCTCTCCGACAGAATAAAAGCGCTTTATGAGAAGTATGGAAGAGAAGCGCCATCCGATAGTGATATCAATGCCCACAAGAACAATCCGCGAGGATTAGTTGGTATTGAACATGAACTCGCCTTAAATCCCGGTGAAGGATATAGACAGGCTAATCCTACACAAGCCTTTAGACCGGATGTTCCTGGCACAGACGCGGTAACAGCCCGTGATGCCGCATGGAATACGGACGCCCCTACAATGGGGGATTTATTGAATCCTCGTCCTACGCCTGTCCCCGATCCAGTTGAGACTGATGACAATGATCCTCTAGGTACACGTTCTACGGCTCAACCCATAGCTGCCGCTCCGAAGACACCTTATAGTGCACGTCCGATGGCGCAGGCGTATCCCGTTAACACTGGAACACGGGCCGCCCCAACGACTCCTCCGGGATATCCCCCAGGAATGCCTGCTTCGCCTGTTTACCCAGGGACGCTGGGGCAGGTGATGCCGAACCAGACCTCGGCTCCGGCAGCCAGCGGAGGAGATCCATCGTCATGGGAAAACTATGGTGGATATTATGGAAGAGCTGGTCAGGACTTTCAGAGTGGGCCACAGGGATGGGGATACAATCCTGCGCCGTGGGCGAATACTGACCAACTTTTGCGTGGTCAATTTGGGCGTCCCGGTCTGACTGGAACGAACACAAATGCATTAACTGGAGACGCAACACCTGATTTCGGTGGAGGGGATCCAGATGATCGAGCGCGACGTGCCTATGAATTTGGTCGTCGAGAGAACTCGCGCAATCAAGGCAATGCTGATCTTGGCAATCAAGACTTTAGAAGCCAAATGGATCGATGGATTCAGTCATATAATCAGTGGAATCAGCAAGGTGTCGATCCTTGGTCTTCCCCTGTGAATAGTCGGCAGGGCATGACTGGGACACGCGCATCTGGCAATACGGGAGATTCGTAATGGCATGGACACCGGATCCGAATATTCGCGGTCTTCTCGGGACATTTGATTACGGAGCGCCAACGACGCCTCCTGTGCAACCTTATTCGCAACCGTATTACACGCCGTCTGCGCCATATCAGACGCCGAGTCCGTATCAGACGAATCCGTACACCGCTCCTTCGTATGAAGCCCCGACACCTTTTGGTCGGCCCGAATATACCCAGGCTGATCCGTTCACATCACCGACTGCATCGAGTATGCAGCAGGATCCTGGGTATCAGTTCCGGCTGACAGAGGGGCAGAAGGCGCTTGAGCGGTCTGGTGCCGCTCGTGGTGTCACGAATACGGGCGGCAATTTGAAGAACATTGTGGATTATGGACAGCAAGCGGCCAGCCAGGAATATGGCAATGTCTATAATCGCGCACTCCAAAATTACAATACGAACGAGCAGAATCGCTACAACGCGTATTCCACCAATTATGGGAATGCGGCGAATGCCTACAATACCAATGAGGCGAATCGGTCGAATACGTTTGGACGGAATGCCGCCGATCAATTCCAGGCCTATGGAGCGAATGAAATAGGCCGATCCAATGCGTATGGGACGAACGAAGCGGCTCGTCAGTCGGCGTACAACGTCAACGAATTGAACGCGCAAAATGCTTATTCTACGAATGCCATGGCGAATCAGGCCATCTATTCGACGAATGTGGGACAAGCGCAGCAGGATTATACGAACCAGTTCAATAGCTGGGTGCAAGCCTATGATCAGTGGCGACAAAGCAGCGCGGATCGATTCAACGAACAATTTAGCGTGAGACGGTCTTAAGCGATGCCGCCATTTCAATACACCAGACCCGTTGACCCATATGTCGGCAGCATTGCCGAGTTAATGGGCCAGCAGGGGCGAACACGCGCTGACGCTGCTGAACGGATTGCCGCCATTCGAGCGCAGGAAGCCGCGCAGCGTGGGCAAGCGTGGAGTGGGGCGATTCAGGGGATTGGGGATCGTGCGTCGAAGACTATCACCGAGTGGAACTCCCCGGAAGCGAGGCGTCAGCGAGAGCTAGATAAAGCCAACGAGTTTCTGAGGAATGCGAGTCAGGACGTTAGGAGTGTTTCTGCTCCATATTATCAAGCAGGAGATTTACGGCTTGATCCGGGAAGTGTTGGGTCAACGATTGAGCATTTACAGCCTAGTGTAACCACTGGATTTGGAGATGCTGCTCCTACAGAGGCCGAATTAGATGCAATGCAGTCTGGGCAAATACAGCTCCCAAATCAGCGTTTCTCGTACTCGACGGGAAGGCCAGACATAACTGCCGGAGCGCGTCCTTCTCGAATCGTTAAAGACCCTGGAACTATAGAGCAAAGAACGCAACAGATAGTCGGAGCTTTTGTAACCCCAGAAGGAAACCATGACTTAC